GCCAAAGTCCAATGCTGGTTGCTGACATAAACGTTTCGACGTACTACACACAAACAACATAAGGAGACAACGTGCCAACAACGATCATCACGGGTCGCGATTTAGTCTTGACGATCGCTTCCACAAATTACGACGCACAGGCGACCAGTGCGATTCTAAGCAATTCACCAACAGTTGAGACTTACCAAACACTGGACGGCAAGGCTTACAAGCACATTGACGATCAGTGGACACTAGACGTTGAAATGCTTGCAGACTGGGGCGCAACAGGTTCACTATGCGAAGCATTGTGGACAGCATGGGAATCAGCACCAAACACAACGCTGGCAGTTTCATTGACCGCTGCAACAGGCGCGGTTTTCACATGCAACGTCATGCCAGTCGTGCCGTCAATCGGCGGGGCAGCACCCGACGCACAAACAGTTTCGCTATCATTTGTAGTGGTTAACAACCCAAGCGAAACATTCAGTTAAAATCTAACAATCGGGAGACAAAATGAAGTTACCAATAACAATTGAATACAACGACGGCGTTCAAGCAACATACGTTGCAGCACCGCCTGAGTGGGTTAAATGGGAAAAGCACACAGGCAACACCATTTCAAATGCCCAGGACAAAATAGGAATTGCGGATTTGGTTTTTCTTGCTTATCACGCCATGAAGCGTGAAGCAGCTGGTAAGCCAATCAAACCAATTGAAATTTGGACTGAAACCATTTCTGAAGTGATCGTCGGTGAGGCAAACCCAAAAGTTACCCAGTCGGAAGCCTAAGCAGAATCGTTTGGGAAGTAGCCCTGGCAACGGGGCTACCGCCCAGCGAATTTGAATCGGCGGAAGACATTTTGACAGTCATTGAAATTTTAGAGAGGCGGAACAATGGCAAGTGAGGCGATTACTTATGACAAAGCCGAATTGCGCGCCATAGCCAAATCTTTTAAAGCAATGGACGAAGAAGCGTTGGAACAAACCAAATCCACATCAAACGCCTTGGCAGATTTTGTTAACACTAAAATTCAGGAATCAGCGCGCCAAACAAATGCAATTCCAAAAGTTTCAACACGAATTGCGGACGGCGGCAAAGTTTCCAAATCATCAAAATTTGGTGAAATCAGTTATGGTTTTGCACGCCAAAAGTTTTCAGGCGGCGCAACCACGCAGGATTTATGGGGCGGTGCTGAATTTGGTTCAAATAAATACAAGCAATTCCCAGTTTGGTCAGGTCGTGAAGGTCGCGGTTCACGTGGTTGGTTTATTTATCCGACATTGAGAAGCGTTCAACCTGAAATTATAAAAAAATGGGAAACTGCGTTTGCCGACATAACAAAGAAATACGACTGACATGGCAGGTTCACGCACGCTCAAACTGACGATACTTGGTGACGTTGACAATCTAACCAAATCGCTGAAAACCGCTGAAACTGACACAAATAGTTTCGGCGACAAAATCACCGCAACGGGCAAGGTAATTGGTGCTGCATTTGTAGCCGCTGCCGCCGCCGCTGGTGCTTACGCGGTCAAAATTGGCATTGACGGCGTTAAAGCCGCCATTGAAGATGAAAAAGCACAAAACCAATTGGCCATTGCAATTAAATCCGCCACTGGTGCAACTGACGAAAACATCAAATCCATTGAACAACAGATTTTAAAAACATCACTAGCAACTGGTGTTGCTGACGATCAGTTGCGCCCAGCATTGTCACGTTTAGTTTTATCAACAAACGACACACAAAAAGCAACTGACCTGCTCAACCTGGCACTGGACGTAAGTGCTGCAACGGGCAAACCACTTGAATCAGTCACCAACGCATTGGGTAAAGCCTATGACGGCAACACTGCGGCATTGGCAAAATTAGGCATAGGTTATGGCGCAGCTGAATTAAAGGGCAAGGATTTCAACACAGTAGCGGGCGAATTATCCGCACAATTCAGCGGCGCAGCATTGACAAGCGCACAAACCTATCAGGGGCAAATTGATCGTTTAAAAGTTGCATTTGACGAATCAAAGGAAACATTGGGCACGGCATTGCTGCCAATTGTTCAAACATTTGTTACATTTTTGAATGACACCGCATTGCCAATTTTCAATAAAATTGTTGGCGCATTTACTGATAAAAAAAGCGGTTTAAATGGTGCAATCACAACAGTTGTTGAAACCGTGCAAAACGTTGCTCAACCTATTTTTGCAGGTTTTGTAAAAGCATTTGGATTCATTAAAGACGCCATTGACGCCAATAAAGAATCATTTGAATCATTTGCGGAAGTTATCAAAGTCATTGCACCAATTTTAGGAAAGGTCATTGGCGGAATTATCACAACCATTGGCGGTGTTGCTTCGGTCGTTCTTGATTTGGTGGGAAAGGTTGCAGGCGCAATTGCACCAATTTTAAATGCTGCAATTGACGGAATCAATGCAGTCATTCGCGGATTGAATTTGATTAAGCCAGGCGCAGACATTCCTTCATTAAGCAAAATTGGTGAAGTTAAGGGAGCAGGCGGATTCAGTGGAACAACACCAGGCGGGCAATCATTTGCTGGAACCTTGACCGTGCCAAAAATTGATACTTCGGGAATCATCACGGGTGGAACAACTAGCGGTGGCAGTGGAACAACTAGCGGTGGCGGTGGTGTTGCAACTGCTACCAAAACAGCTGCAACGGCGGCTGCTGCAACGTCAAACATTGTGACAGGTTCATTTGGTGCGGGTTCATTTAGAGCCGCTGAATCGGCCTCAATGACGCCAGTGATCAATCTGACCGTCAACGGGGCAATAGATTCTGAAGGTACTGCCCGCACAATTATTGAAACATTAAATGACTCTTACTATCGCGGCACGGGTGGCGGCGGAAATCTACAAATAGCATGACAAACTGGTCGCCCGTTTGGAAAATTGAAATTGACGGCGTTGCATACACAATGGCGGTTCTTGCAAATCTTTCAATCACTAGCGGACGCACAAACATTTATGAACAGGCGCAGGCAGGTTTCGCAACGATTCAATTATTAGACGTCAATCAAACGGCAATTCCAGTTTCGATCAATTCAACACTTTCAGTTGAAATTAAAGACACTTCAGGCACATACGTCCCCATTTTTGGCGGCAACGTTGTGGACATTGGTTTGGAAGTGCGTGACGTAGGTTCAACCATGTTCACGCAGACTTATTCAATCACTGCCCTGGGTGCGCTGGCACGTTTGCCAAAAGTTATTTTCACCGACGCGCTTGCCCGTGATTATGACGGCGACCAAATTTATGAAGTTTTGAGCCAGGTGTTATTCGGTCAATGGCAACAGGTGGCAGGTGCGTTGACATGGGCAACCTACCCAGCAACGACGACATGGGCAATGGCTGAAAATAATGGTCTAGGTGAAATTGATCGCCCTGGCAATTATGACCTTGCAGCCCGTGGTAGTGGACAAGACCCAATTGACATTTATTCATTGGTTTCAGCATTGGCAACATCAGGTTTGGGGTATCTATACGAAGACGCGCAAGGTCGCATTGGTTATGCCGATTCAACCCACCGTACAAATTATTTAGCTGCCAACGGCTACGTTGACATTGACGCCAACCAAGCCCGTGCTAAGGGGCTGAAAATTGCAACCCGCGCAGGTGACGTACGCAACGCAATTACGATCAAATACGGGGCGACAAGTAGCAGTGACGTCAGCGCAAGCGACGCAAATTCAATTGCCGTTTATGGCAATCTAGCGCAAATAATTACAACAACATTGCATGACGCAACTGACGCAAACGCCCAGGCAAATTTCTATTTGTCCTTGCGCGCCCAGCCTGAACCTATTTTTAGATCAATGACGTTTGACCTAACAAATCCTGAATTGGACAACACCGACCGCGACGCGTTGATCAACGTGTTCATGGGTCAACCGCTGGCAATAGTCAATTTGCCATTAAACATGAATTCTGGGGCGTTTCAGGGGTTTGTTGAAGGTTGGTCATTTTCTGCAAGTTACAACCAACTGAGCCTCACCCTTTTGCTTTCGCCGTTGGCCTATTCATTACAGGCAATGCGTTGGAATGACGTGCCAATAACCGAAAAATGGAACACCGTGTCGCCGACATTGAACTGGGAATCTGCCACAATAGTGGCGTAGAAAAGGAGCAAAAATGGCAAATCCAACAAGTAATTATGGGTGGGTTCTACCAACGTCCACAGATTTGGTCACAGACTTACCAGCCGATTTTGACGTTGCGCTGCAAGGCGTTGACACGCGATTAAAGGCATTGCAACCAGGCACGACGTTGGGCGATCTTGCTTATTCTTCAGCAACGGCAAACACCAACACTCGTTTGGGAATTGGTACAAACGGACAGGTTCTAGGTGTTTCAGGTGGTGTGCCTGCATGGGTCACGTCGGCAGATCAAACACCGCTGACAACTAAAGGTGATTTATTTACATTTACAACAGTTGACGCACGTTTGGGTGTCGGAACAAACGGACAAGTTTTGACTGCTGATTCAACGGCTGCCACGGGTCTTGCATGGGCAACTGCAACAAGCGGTCGAACATTATTATCGACAACAACGCTCACGGGTGCTTCAACAACAGTAAGTAGCATAAGCGGCGCGTATAAAGATTTATTTGTTGTAATTTATGGCATGACAAATGCAACTGGGGACGGAACATTAAACATTTCGCCAAACAATGCAAACAATGCTGCAACGACTGGCGTGACTGGTGACGGTAGCACTGGAACAACATTTGCAAGCAGTAGTGCTGCAAATTCAATTGGTTCAAGAATTGCTATGACTAGAACGAACGCCAACAACGTAATCTATTTAACTATTAGAAATTACACTTCAACCACAATTCAATGCGGTGTTGAATTGGTTGGCAAATTTTCAGCAAGTAGCGGCAACATTGGAAGTGTAAGTTTGGGAGGCGGTTATTATCAAGCGGCAGCAACTACTTCAATGGTGTTTGCAAATTCTGGTGGAAACTGGTCTACTGGAACAGTCGAAATTTATGGGGTGAACTAATGACAAATCCAATGATTAGAATTCATGATTTAAAAACAAATGAAGTAATTGACAGAGAAATGACTAAAGAGGAATTTGAAGAATTTCAAAATCCTAGTTATTTAAAAAATCCTGAATACATTAAACAACAGGCAGACGAAACAAAAAAAGCCGCTGCACGCCAGGCAGTTTTGGACAAACTAGGTTTGACCGTTGAAGAAATTGCAGCATTGCTTTCATGACTTACCCAGCGGGAACAAATGCACGGTTGATCGAAGTCGCCGCAGCTGAAATTGGCACGGTTGAAGAAGGCGACAACGTGACCAAGTATGGCAAATATACAAAGGCAGACGGTTTGCCCTGGTGTGGCAGTTTTGTCAATTGGTGTGCAAATGAAGCGGGCGTCAAAATCCATTCAGTTGTTGCAACTGCAATTGGCGCACACAAATTTAAAGAAATTCAACGTTGGTCAAATCTTCCGCAATTAGGTTATTTGGCCTTCATGGATTTTCCACATGACGGAATTGATCGCATTTCACACGTTGGAATTGTTGTTGGTTTAATTGACGATAAAACGTGCATGACAATTGAGGGCAACACCAGCGGAACACGTGACCAGCGTAATGGTGGCATGGTCATGGTTAAGGTTCGCAAAATAGGTAGTGAAATTGTTGGGTTTGGAATTCCAAAATTTGTCCCATACAAGGGCGAATTTCCAACAATTGAAATTCCAACTACGGGAGACAAACCAAAGAAGGAGACAAAAAAATGGACAAAGCCAAAGCCGTAATTGCGTCATGGGCGCGATCATTTATGGCAGCCGCGCTCGCCTTATACATGGCGGGCGTTACTGACCCAAAAACCCTTGCAATGGGTGGCGTTGCTGCAATTGCACCAGTAATTTTGCGTTGGTTGAATCCGAATGACAGTTTGGGGTCAACGGGGAAATGACACCAAACGAATGGACGGCGGTTGGTGGGCTAATCCTTTCGACATTGGCCGCCGTCTATGGTTTGGCGCGTTTTGTCGTCAAGGCCATTATGCGGGAATTGACGCCTAACAGTGGAACAAGCCTTAAAGATCAGGTTGACCGTATTGAAAAACGCCTGGACGTGCTTTACCAAACGCTCATAAGCAAATAGACACGCCGACACACACGCAAGGTTCTTGACGGCGCGTTGATCATGCTTCACCCTATGTCTAGGTGGTAGTCGTTACCGCCTAGATTCGGGAGAAATCAAAATGGTATTTGATCTACTTGACCCAGCAACATTGGGTAGTTTGAGCATGCTGGCAATCTTGCTGGTCATGGCAGCTGCGGTTGGATACGCAAAAGGCTTCAAAGACGGTAAGCGCGAGGGCATTGCACGCCGTAAGGCAATTACACGCCACATTGCAAACAAGGCGGTAAAATAATGGGATTCCTTGATAATTATGAAGCAAGCCGCGAACGCTTAGAGCGTTGGTTGGCAACATACCCAAATGGTCGAATTGAAACACGCATTGTTGAATTCAATGCCGAAAAGGGTTATGTCCTAGTTGAAGCGCGTGCTTTTAAAGGCAAATTACACGAAACGGACTGCCACATTTGTCACGGTTTGGTCGAAGCACCAGCGGGCATTGATTATGCTTACGGCTATCAGGCTGCCTATCAGCCCAACATGAGACGTTGGTTTGTAGAGGACACGACAACTTCAGCAATTATGAGGGTGCAACAATTAGTCATGGGTGGGGCCGAACGCACGGTGCGGGAAGTTATGGAACAGGTTGAAAATACACCAGCCAAAATTGCAAACGCTGACAAAGATCACGATTACTGGACAACCAAATTTGGCGACGTGCCCAGTTATGCAACGGCTGAAGCCGCTGAGCAGTCAGGAATTCCGTCATTGGGTTCATCAATGGACGAAATCAAAAAACAACTAGGTGGCGAATTGGTTGCTGAAGCACCGCAATGCCGTCATGGTCACCGCGTTTGGCGAACTGGAACAGCAAAAACGGGCAAAAATTGGGCTAACTACTCATGCGTTGGGCGCAAGCCTGATCAATGTGAACCCGTTTGGTACGTTTTCACGTCCGACGGCACGTGGAAGCCGCAACTATGAGTGATTACATTGAATTGATCAATCCGCAAACCCGCATTTGCAAACTATTGAAAAACGGTGAAGTAATTGCCGAATACAAAATGGAACAATGCGACAAGTGTTCAATGCTGGCAAAGGCTGACGAATTTGGCTATCAGCGCGGGCAACGTGGCGAAAAACTATTGTGGTTTTGTGGTGGTTGCAGATGAAAATGCAGCTGACAAGGGCTGAAGAAATTGAGTGTTTAAAGGCTGCAATTCAATTTTCGATCGACGGTGGCAATGAAGCAAATGACGCTGCACGGTACAACACCGAAATAGGGTTTTTCGATTACATTGCTGAATGGGCTGAAACTATTGGAAGTGAATGGGTCGTTGCGAAATACCTGGGTGTTTCCTATGACCCGCATGAGCCAAAATACAAAGTCAAGGCCGACGTGGGCAATGGGATTGAAGTCAAATGGACGAAATACGTTGCAGGTCAATTGATCGTCCATGAATACGATCGCACAACAGACATTGCAGTGTTGGTGACGGGTAAATCACCACACTATTTCATTGCGGGCTGGATTCCCGTAGCAATAGCCAAAAAGCCGCGTTATCGCCATTCAAAGCAACCAAATTGGTGGGTCACGCAAATCAATCTGCAACCAATAGAGAATTTGAGGAAATCCACTTATGGACAGATTGCAATTTGAATGTCGAATGTGCAAAAAGGTAACAACGCAGCTGATTGTGCGAATTACGGACTTATTGCCACCAGGGGTCGAAACGCTTCAATGCACAATTTGCAGTTGTATGACAGTTGCGCAGATTGGAACATCAAATGCCAGTCTATGAATTTAAATGCCAGGTGTGCCAAATCAGTCTTGAAGTGGATAAATCAATCCACGAGGAACGCGAGCCGATTTGCTGCGGGGCAAACATGAGTCGGGTCTACTCAACTTTTGGAATTTCATTCAAAGGTACAGGTTGGGGTCACCAATGAACCGTCCACAGGCTAAATCCACATTGTGGAAAAGCATTTATAACAAAACGTTATCAAATTGTTATAAACACGTTATAAAGCAAACGGCGTTGCGTGAGCGTAAAGGCCTTGCGCAGGGGGTGTACGCTGGAGCGATACAACCAACCCAGGGTTTGACTCTTTCACAACAGAATGAAGTTCTTTCAATAAAAAAGGCTAAAAAGATAAAGATAAAAAAATGCCTGGTATTTATTGCTTCAGCCCTAATCGCAGTGCAAGGGGCAAATCCTGCTTATTCAGCTGCTTATTCAATAGACCATTTGAAATTGTATGCACACTCAAGACTATTGGATTATAAGGAATTCCAGTGCTTTAACAAGATCATTACAAAGGAATCACGCTGGTCATACACTGCACGCAATGGGTCACATTATGGACTAGGCCAAATGCGATCAACGCATTACCGTGACCTTGACCCATTCAGACAGATTGACGCCACTATTCATTATGTAACAAAACGTTATAATTCATCATGTAAAGCATGGGCGTTTCACATGAAACATGGGTACTACTAATGACAAGTGCATTAAAGGACAACGGTTCAACATCACAATGGCGCAAGATACGTGAACGCATACTCAACAGAGACGGACACACATGCCAACAGTGCGGCATGGACGGCAATAGTGTTGATCACATAGTGCCACGCATGGCAGGGGGTAGTGATGAGCACTGGAATTTGCAAACTTTATGCGTATCCTGTAATAGTTCTAAAGGGGGGCGGTTTTTTAATACATCTTCGACAC